TAGACTTACATATGCAGCTAGACTATAAGCAAGCTGTAGAAATAGCTGAAGAGCAAGCTATCAACCACCTGTTGGATGGCAATAAATATGATCTCACTAGAAGAAGGCTTTTATATGATTTAACGGTTCTAGGTATAGGATGTGTTAAAACTGGCTTTAACTCAAGCGATGGCGCAACTGTTGAGTATGTAGATCCAGCTAATATAGTTTACTCTCATACTGATTCACCGTACTTTGAGGACTTATACTACATAGGTGAAGTTAAGACAATACCTATTAATGAGCTAGCTAGAGAGTTTGACACGCTAACTGAAATGGATCTAGAGTCCATTCACAAAAGGTCCAGCAAAAGATACACTGGCTCACGCCACGCTGATATACATGATAAAAATAAAGTTCAAGTCCTGTACTTTAATTACAGGACATACACTAATGATGTGTATAAGATCAAAGAGACAAGCACTGGTGGGTATAAAGCTATAGAGAAGCCAGACACTTTTAATCCGCCAGAAGGTAAAGAAGGGGGTTACATAAGACTTCAAAGATCAGTTGAGTGTGTTTTTGAAGGCGCTATGATACTTGGTACTGATCGACTGTTAAAGTGGGAGAAGGCTAAAAATATGATGCGTGAAAAGTCTGACTTTAACAAAGTCAAGATGAATTACGCTTTGGTTGCTCCACGTATGTACGAGGGTCGCATAGAGTCTATTGTAAGTAGAATTACTGGGTTTGCTGATACTATTCAGCTAACACATCTTAAGCTGCAGCAAGTGATGTCGCGCATGGTTCCTGACGGAGTATACCTTGACGCTGATGGACTTGCTGAAATAGATTTAGGTAACGGAACAAATTACAATCCTCAAGAGGCGCTTAATATGTTCTTTCAAACAGGTAGTGTTATAGGTAGATCGTTTACTGGTGACGGTGATCCAAACCCAGGTAAAGTACCTATTCAGCAAATAGCTAACTCTGCGGGGCAGAACAAGATCCAAAGTTTAATCCAAACGTATAACTATTATCTACAGATGATACGTGACGTTACGGGTTTAAACGAAGCTAGAGACGCTAGTGTTCCAGATCCTAAGTCTTTAGTTGGTGTTCAAAAGCTAGCTGCGGCAAACTCTAACGTTGCTACTAGACACATTCTACTTAGCTCGATGTTTTTAACGTCAGAAGTAGCTGAGGCTTTATCTTTGAGAATATCAGATATACTAGAGTACTCTCCAACAGCTGATGCGTTTGTTCAAGCTGTAGGAGCTCACAACGTTGCTACTTTAAAAGAAATGTCTGAGTTATATCTATATGACTTTGGTATTTTCATTGAGCTAGAACCTGACGAAGAGGAAAAGCAAATGCTTGAAAACAATATACAAACAGCTTTAGCTCAGCAATTAATTGAACTAGATGATGCAATTGATGTTAGAAATATAAGGAATGTTAGGTTGGCTAATCAAGTTTTAAAAGTTAAACGTAAGAAAAAACTAGAGCGTGATCAGAAAATGCAGCAACAGAACATGGAAGCGCAAGCATCCGCAAATGCGCAAGCTCAACAAGCCGCAGCTAATGCTGAGATACAAAAAAATCAGGCAAAAGCTCAAGCAGACACGCAACTAGAGCAAGTTAAAGCTCAAACCAAATTAACACACCTTCAAGAAGAGGTTAGGTTAAAGAAAGAGTTAATGATGTATGAGTTTGAGTTGAACACCCAGTTGCGGGATTTAGAGCGCCAGTCTTCTGAAAGAGTTGAGGGCATGAAAGAGCAAGGTAAAGACCGTAGAGAAAAAGTGAAAGCAGATGCTAAAAAGTTTGAGTCTTCAGGTAATGATATACTAGGAGGCGGATTAGGCTTAGATAAGTTTAATCCACAAATTGGTAATTAATTATATAATATATTATGGAAGAAGTTAAAAATGAAGAGGTGACTGAAGAGGTTACCCAAGAAGAGCCTCAGGTAGAGGCCGTAGAAGAGCAGGTTGTAGAACCTGATCTTGAAAAATTTGAAAGCAAAGATGACCCAGGTGTTATCAAGGTAGATTTAAGTAAACCAGTAGAACCACAAGAAGAAGTAGTTAATGAAAACCAAACTGATCTCGAAGAAGCAATTGAAGAGGTTACACAAGAAGAGGTCGTTAATGACGAAGCGCCCACACTTGAGGAAGTAACAGAAGAAGAGGTTGTAACCGAGGAGGAGGTTATTGAAGCTCTTGACGCTAACGAAGAGACTGGTAAAGCAATACCTGAAAACGTTCAGAAGTTAATGGACTTTATGGATGAAACAGGTGGCGATCTTCAGGACTACGTTAACTTAAACAGAAACGTTAAAGACCTCGACAATCAAGAGGCTTTGCTTGAGTACTACAAAAGAACTAAACCTCATCTAGACTCGGAGGAGATAAACTTCCTTATGGAAGACAACTTCTCATTTGACGAGGATGTAGATGATGACAGAGATATTAAACGTAAAAAATTGGCCCTCAAAGAGCAAGTTGCCGAGGCCAAGACCTACTTAGACGGGCAAAAGTCTAAATACTACGAAGACATTAAAGCTGGAAGCAAGCTCACAAGTGAGCAGCAGAAGGCGATTGATTTCTTCAACCGATACAATAAAGAGTCAGAGCAAACGCAGAAAGTAGCTCAGCAACAGAAGTCTAGATTTAACAAGAAGACCGAGCAGGTTTTCAATGACAAGTTCAAAGGTTTTGAATACAATGTCGGAGATAAAAAATATAGATACAATGTTAAGGACGCAGGCCAAGTAAAGGAAACCCAGAGTGACATAAACAACTTTGTCAAAAAGTTTTTGAACGAAGACAACACAATGTCAGATGCTAAGGGTTATCATAAAAGCTTGTACACAGCTATGAATGCAGACGCAATTGCTAATCACTTCTATGAGCAAGGCAAAGCAGACGCACTGAAAGACAGTGTTGCTAAAGCTAAGAATATAGATACTACTGCTAGAGCTTCCCATGGAAGTCCTCAAAGCGGGTACAAAGTTAAAGTGCTAGGTGATGATTCTGCCTCTTTTAAGTTCAAAATTAAAAACAAAAAATAACATTTAAAATTAAGAAAAAATGGCAATTACTCCAGGAGGTTCGTTAAACAGTACACCTGCTTCTCAAAAGCAGACGCTAGCAACGAACTACTTAGACTTATCAACCAGTGCTGGTTGGGGTCAACAATATGTTCCAGACCTAATGGCTCAAGAAGCTGAGGTTTTTGGACCAAGAACAATTTCAGGTTTCCTAGCTCAAGTTGGAGCGGAAGAGGCTATGCAAGCGGATCAAGTAATTTGGTCTGAGCAAGGTCGATTACACTTATCCTACAAGGCTAAAATACTTAGTGGTGCCGGTGGTACTACAGGTGAAACAGCTGTAAACGGACAAGCTCCTTGTAAAATCACTATCGAAAAAGATATTGATGGTAACGGGTTAAGCACAACCGGACATGGTATCCGCGTTAACGATATGGTTATTGTAGCTGATGCTACAAATGGAATCGTTAAGTGTTTAGTTACAAGCGTGGAGAGCACGACTACAATTAACGTACTACCTTACGACAGAGGGGCCGCTACTTTATCTGCTTCTGCTACACCTGAATCTGTTACTGTACTAGTTTTCGGTTCTGAGTACGGAAAAGGCATGAGCTATAGTGATGGTTCAGCTACAGCTGTTGATGCGAGAGGTGCTAATGAGCCTAGGTTCACATCTTTCTCAAACAAGCCTATTATCATGAAGGACTACTACGAAGTGTCTGGATCTGATGCGTCTCGCGTTGGTTGGGTTGAAGTAGCTGCTGAAGACGGTACTTCAGGTTACTTATGGTATGTAAAAGCTGAGGCTGATACACGCGCTCGATTTAACGACTACGTTGAGATGGCTATGCTAGAATCTGAGTTAAACGACGGTTCGTCTGTTATAGATGGCGCTGTTAACCTAATAAAAGGTAGTGCAGCAGGTGATGGTACTGTAGGAACTGAAGGCTTATTTGCAGCTATTGAAAAGCGTGGTAACATGTCTTCAGGTATTACGGGTGTTAACGCTGCTACTGATTTAGCTGAGTTTGATGCT